CCACATCTCCCACCACTGTATCACAGATACCCACCTGACTTGTCCATTATCTCTTTAGCTTTGGACTCAAGAAACTTTATGAATTGGGTTACCTTTGTAGTTCCCTCGTACATTGGTAACCCCAAGTTCATAGTCTTCTCGAACTCATCGTGGTTTACTACATCGTAGAGTACTTCGACATTACCATCCCTAGTCAGGAACGCTTCAATCGAGAACAGTTTTGCTTTGACTTTTGATTTCATTGATCGGCTCTAAATTACTTATTGGTAAATTATAACAATCGGTTCTAAACGTAAAACCGTTGCTTGGGTCAACTTGACCTTTCTTGTATCTGGTAGCTTTATCGTAGTAATCTTTCTTAGGTATGCTACCTAGAATCCAAGCCTTACTGAGATCAGTCAGTATCCTCACGAACACATAACTGTCACAGTCCTGCTTAGTTCCATGAGATGCAACTGAGCAATCATAGTTTGGTTGTGGTCTAGTATTACACCGTTTGGTTTTTACATCAATTCGGTTTCCGTCTTTTACTAAATCATAATTAACTGTGTTCGCTTCAGTTGCCCCAATGGTATCAGCTACAATTATCTCGCCTATCGCACCTACTATATTGCTAGTGCCACCTGTAATACTTCCCTGCAGTATGCCAACAGAAGAAGCCTTTTCCCTCGCATGACGCATATAATCTTCGCTGATTGGTATCTCTATCATTAGCTTGAACTCAAGTCTACAACTTCGCAGGCATCTGCAGTACAAGCCAACTCACGAGAACCACTCGTATTGTCTTCCTTTTCATACAGTGAAAACTTATCCCAGTCAAGTGAAGCAGGTACACGACCCTTCCACTCCAGATAATCTTCAGACTCTATGTCTTGGTACGGTGCTTGTTGGTAGGTATGATCGGAGAATGGTAAGAACGATATGCCAGAAGCGATATCAAAATTATCATACAACCAAGTACCCACCTCCATCCATTCCTCTTCCTTCACAGAAATAGTCACAGACGGTTTGTGTTCACACCAGTTAAGTGCATAGATTTTCCACAACTCAAGTTGCTCTATTGCACTCATCTCAGTTCTAGTGATAGCACCACTAGGAGATTTCATAGGAAACGAGAAGACAGTAACACTATCAGGTTTTGTGATATCAGGCTCAAAGGGTATTCCCTCTTCCTTCATAAACTGTGTTAGTGGGTCTTTGTTATCACCACGTACAGTTCTGATATAAAACGGATTGTGTCTGGCATGAATACCTGATGCAGAGTCAGTCAACTGAGATACAGTACCACTTGGTTTTACACATGTGATAGCTGTGCTTCTTGGTATCCCTATCTTATCTGCATACTCCTTGTTTGTATCCACTGCTACTTGCTTCATTTCTTGTAGCCATATCTTAGAGTCAACGTGTCTAGCTAACACAGGATGATCCATGATCCCCGTGAGTGACACACCTAACAATCTTTCCTCTTCAGTGTTTGTTTTCCATATCTTTCGCAGGTACTTTAAATCTGTGAGAGTTGATTGGAATGTACCTAACATGGTAGCAATCCTAACCTTAGATCGTAGTTCCATTAGGTCATCAGTCTCTCTGACAACAACTTCAGATAGGTTACAGAATTGGTAAGGTCTGAGTATTATCTCACTGCAAGGATTAGTTCCCCACATGTGACCTGTTTGTCGTCTACCATTCTTAGCTACCTGATCATCTGCAGCCTGTCTATTAAACATACCTCGTTCACCTGACTTAGATTCATACAAAGCTAACCATTCTCTCATGTACGTTTCCATACTAGGCTTGCCCTTGTAAGATACAGAGTTGTTTGCTAAGGCTCTTTGTCCTTCATTCTCCCACCATTGACCAGTTTTAGCGTGTGCCATCTGATCATCATTAAGATTAGATAAGCTGATTAGAGCAGATCGTCTGACACCACCTACAACTACAACTTCTCCTACCTTACACATAAGGTCGTGACACTCAATAGGAAATAGCTTTCTTCCCTTAGCACTTTGAAACTTCTCTATGGTAAACTTAAATAAGTTAACGAGAGGATCAGCACCTGATGCACGACCACCCATAATTTTTAACTTTGCACCAGCAGGTCTAACCTTAGACACATCCCACGATGGTATCATACCTGAGTACAACAAAGCTACTAACTCTCTGTAGGCTTTTGCCCACCCTGCCTTACTATCTTCTACTGAAATCACAACGTCAGACTTCTGCATGTTCTCGCTGATGATAGGTAGCTTGTCTACGTTCTCACGTTCCACACTAAATCCCACACCAGTTCCACACATAAGTATGTACATAGCTTCATCAAATGATCTTGGACTATCAACTGGCAAATAGCTACAGTTATATCCACACGTGTTATCTCTTTCAAGGGCTTCCCCTGCAGTCATCATAGCTCTCATGGATGGCATAACTCTAAGACCTGTGATGTATTCTTCCATCATCTCTTTATCAACTTTGTCTAGCTTGTAGTTGTGCTTATCAAGTAAAGACTTCTCCATGAAGTTTACATATCTGCCAACTGTCTCGCCCCAGTTCTCTCTTCTTCCTTCTGCTTCTAACCAACGTGCATACCTAGACTTGTGTATGAACTCCTGATAAGAAGTTGGTAACATATTAGATGCCATCTTCGTCTTCTCCTACTGTCTCAATTAGTTTATTTAAATACCATTTTGCTTTTTCTAAATCTTCTACACCATTCTTGTATTTATACCTAGCTAAATACTTAAGGATGTTTCCTTGTAAGTAAGATTCAAAACCATCGCCAGTTATAGAAGCTATAATATCTATAGTCTCTATGCTTGACGCATTGTAGTGTGCAGGATGGTCAACCATACTACTTTCTTCTTCTTTTATTCTCTTTAACATGAACTCTTTATAACCTAACATTAATCTTTTCTGAAATCTACTTTAACAACATTCTCCGATGTGTCAAGTATTTCACCTAAGTCTTCATCAAAATCTATCTCTATCTCATCTGCATTAAAGTTAAACTCTATCTCAGTCTCACCACAACGAAACACTGTGTCTCCCTTTCGTCTTAGAAGAGCAAGCAATCCTTCGTACATAATTGATGCAACAGAATGATCCTCGTGGCAATCATATACTTTACCAGTGGTATCGTAAGTTACCATGTGGAACTTATCATCTTCTAGATCAGACAAGACTATGTAGTACTTGTTCTTCTCTAGGAGCATACTTTGATCTGTGCTTTTCTTTTTCATTTTTTTGTTAACCACTCTATAGGAATTGATTTGTCTGCCCACTTGTAGTTGTGCTTGTCACACCAATCAGCGTAGGTAGTCTTGCTTCCTTTGTATATCTTATTCTTTGCGTTCATAAATACCATACGTATATCTAAGTCTTTGTGTTGTTCTTTTATAAGAGCCATCTTAACCCTGTCAGGAGTATCGAAATGCCCCTTAGCTTCTATGTAGATATCAGTCGCAGGTATGTAAAAGTCAGGGTTATATGTTTTTACTTTAGGTATGTAGCTGAACTTATCTTTTTCGTATTCAAATTTTATTTTGTGGTTCACAAGAAAAGAAGCTAACCTAAGCTCAAACCGTGATCTGTACCCTGCAACTTTTTTCATGGTTATGTTCTTCCTAGCTTTAACTTATCTAAGTTCTTGTGTATGTACTGTGCCATAGTGGGTATGTATTTTTCAATCGTAGCCAACTCATCTAGCAGAGGATAGACTGGTATACATATAATCTTTCCGTTATTAATGATAGTGCTGATTGTTTTAAATTGTTCTGTAAGCTTGTCCATGTCTCTCTTAGAAGACTCTGCCTTAAGAGTTCCCAACTCAGAATAGTTATCACGTAACGTAAGAGGTATTCCTCTGTCGTGTTGTCTCAAGAAAACTATATCCCTGCCACCACCTTTTTCTACATCTGCTTCTACGTAGGCATGGTAGACTTCATCGTTTAACTCTAACAGTTTTGTTTGGTAGGTATGCAGAATTAAGGTAGGCATTACATTGCTTTCTTCTTTAGTACATCATACCATACTTTAGGTGGGTTCTTAGCCTTTGATGTTATCTTGCCAAACAACTGAGCCTTTGACCAACAGCGTGAACGATAACCACACATGCCACATATCTTAGGTAAGGTCTTGTTGCCAGTTCGTACCACCTCACTCTTAACTTTGTAAGTCTCAAACTCAGACTTGAATGGCTTAACAAAATTAGGGTCAGGGTCTATTAATCTTTTAACTCTCTTCTCAGCATCAGCCATGTAGATTCGTCTGTCTTCATCTTGCCAATCAGGAGCTTCAACCATAGCCACTTCACCACTTGACTTGTTGATAACTATCCAACCACCAAAGGGTAAACCTGTAGCTTCTGCATACAGATGACCTTGCATGATATAACCAAAGGGATCATCTTCCTTTATCTTATCATAGCCACCATAGCCAGTGTACTTAAATTTAAATGCCCACTCACTTGCAGACTTAACATCCCACACTTTATCTATGCCCATCTCATCTCTTAAGATAAGGTCAAGTGTGCCATTGATTGTTTGTCCTGCA